GGTTAACCCCCCCGAGCTCATATGGAAAATGTAGTAGCAGCCTCTAGGAAGAGGCCTTTGTGTTTCCGGACGTTAAATATGTTACTTCGTCCACGAACCTTAGAACAGTTGTGTCTGATTCGTTCCACACGATTGTTTTTGCAGTTAACTATGTTGTTACTCGTTCCATTCCGAACAGATTATCTCAAGTGAGCGCGAAAGGCGCGCTCACCTCTGAATTACACCTTCAAGATCCATATATTGAAAGGTAAACCTATATGTAAGATCGCATTGTTACAAGATCTAGGAAAAGTCAAAATGACGGTACGCAAGTAGTAATTTCAAACTTGCAAACCCGTAACTTCATTACAAGTAATTTTTGAAGTATTAGCAATGCACCACTCTGCACTCTTTTGTGCAGTTTTAACGCGCTTTTGTAGTCACCTCTTTGGAGAACTGAGACAAAGTGGCCTGCCACTTACTGCTAGTGGTCCTGGTTTGTCTGATAACCCTCCATGTGCAACTTGACCGCTATAGCTGAAAAGCTGCGGCCTGGGGCCTTGGTCGCTCGATCCCAGGAGTAGGAAAATTGAAACAGCCCTTAGTTGGGCTGTAACTGAATTAACAGATAGCGAACCTGAAAGCTCCCTAAATATAATTGAGACAGTCTAGAGACTTTCTTTTGATCCTTTTATAGTTAGTACCATAGCGTCAGGATTACGTCTATTCGCCGCGGAATTAGCGCTGATTGATAATTTGCTCTTCACAGAGAAGTTTCATGATGCAGCGAAGATATTCTACATAGAAGAAACGTATACCCTGAGGTGGGAAGACTTGAGTTGAACAATTGAACACTCTTGTATTTAAAGCTTTGACTGGATTGGCACCCAGTATTGATAGGTAAGAGATTTTCCGAATGGGCATCCTTTCTTGAGGTTTTCCTCTAGAGGCCTTCAATCGCTCCGGCATACCCGGAAAAAATTACGTTTAAATTTGCTTCGTCGTCCGCATGCTCTTTAGTGAGCAGGATGATGACGGTTTCTGGTCAGGTTACGTCACAACCGATCGCGGTATCCAATCCGTTGAGTTCCCTTGAAAATGTCGCCAAGTAGTGAATGTAATAATCAGTCTGAACTCTCTGCCAGTGGGCTGCCACCCACAAAGCACGACGCCAGTTTGGCCGCTGGATATCCTTCCTTCAAAGTCGTTGGAGGCTGTGCACATGGTGTGACACTCTGCAGTGAATGTATTGTCACACCTTTGTGCTCAGATGATCACAAGCATATAAGTTACTTGCTTGAGCATCGCGCAAAGGACGGGAGATGCATCAAATGTACCATAGGTGCAAAGAATCTCCCAACACCACGAGGCTATTTATACCCTGGATGCTTTCCACGGGATTTATATCCTCGCCCCACAAAAGTCTCAGAAGATGGAAATTCTAATGAGCAAGAACAATGGGATCCTAATTGGGTGTCAGAACCCGAAACCGGAGTCCCTACTGAAGAAGACACGAGTGTCAAAGAACGAGAAGATAGAATCGCTTTTGACCTTTCGGAATTGCAAGATCTTCATTGTCTACCCGGAGCTGCTGACACAGATCTGGGTCGCGACAACATTGATTATGTCAAATCCACTCTCGGATCGCAGATGAAAGAAATGACTTCCAAGCTTTCCGAGTCTTTTTCTCCCACGCTGGTAAGGAAAGGCACTAAGGCAATTAGCCAAGTTGTATTGCTCGCAATTGGATTACAATCCGACACAAATTTGCAGTCAGTTTTGACGCGATGCACTGCCTTCCTTGATGCTCTCCTAGATGATGGATTGGTCATGAATTTACACGATTTACTCAAAGGATATGTAGATAAAGCAGATCTGCCCGAAGCTTATCAGGGCAAGAGTCTACGTGAAATTTTTGATCTTGAGAATCAAGCCAGCAAACCCGAGACCCTTCCTCCCACAGCACTCGCTGTTTGGGAGACACTTAAGAAAGGAGTCTTCACAAAGCATTTGTCGTATGTAATTGGAACGGCATTTGCTCTTTCCACGTGCAAAATTCGGAACATCGAATTTAGTCATCCGCTTCATGACAAGATTATGGAGCATGCCACTGCTGATGAAATCAATGGCATTGACCTTATCGATCACGTTTTGAAATTGTACAATTGGGTTTCAACTGTTGGACAAGCTTGTTTAGAGCAACGCAGTTTGAAGCCCTTGACCCTCAATTCAGGAGGTTTGGCCAAATGCCACGAAACATATTATAAAATCGATCAATGGTTTAAAGATGTGAAACGTGGCAAGGCGGCAACTACGGAGGAACGACAGGAAAAGTTCGTTGCCATCCAGACCGTCTACAATACCCTGATAGTGTTGAGTAAAATTGAGCGCGACAAGTTCACCACCCTTCAAGCGTCTTCCCTGATTCGAGAAGTCGGAGCTCTCTATAATGAGATCAAAGACTTCGTCATGAAGATAGATGCTGTTAAGGTCGCTCGAGGAGTTCACCTGCATGGACCGCCCAAGATGGGTAAGTCGTTCATTGCAAATGCTATACACAAGTTGCATTGTCTTGCACGAGGAGTCGATTATCGACCGGAAGACAATGCACAGATCAATCTCATGTCCGAGTTTTTTGACAATCTCGCGAATAGCACTCAAACAATTACTATCAACGAAACCTCCGCAATCAAGGAAAAGTATGCGAAATCACTGGAAGTGGCGTTTGCAATTGCGCTTGCGCTTATTGATCCAGTCCCATATCATCCCAACCGTTCAAACTTGGAAGATAAATCCAAGGTCACCCTCACCCACATTTCAGTTGTGTCTACTGGTAACACGGAAGAGCCCTTCATTCATGTTGCAAAGACACCAGGAGCGTGGACACGAAGATACACGTCGGTATACATGAAAGTCAAACCCGAGTATGCTGACGAGGACGGTAGGTTTGACCCCAGAAAAGTTGATGACACCAATGATTACCACTTGTTTAGTGTCTATGAAATCGTCTACGATGATGTCACAGGCAACAAGACGAGGAAGTACTTCACGGTGGATGGGAAACGCAGTGAGAATATCAACACACGAGAGTGTTTTGAGCTGCTTCGCACGCTGGCATTAGAACATTATGCCAATGAGGACAAACTTGAGGAGAAGAGGAAAAGTGGAGAAGCCTTGGAAGGCTGCACTGCATGCCAACGTTTGAAATGTTTTTGCGTTTGCGGCAAGCAGAGTGAAAGTGAGGTGAATACTTCCCTCACAACGGAGGATGATTCCTGCTGTCAAGCTCAACCGAAGGTTGATGGAGTTGGAGTTCCGTGTTCATATGAAGCTGGGTGTTGCTATTGTACATATTGTGGCAATGACCCCGAATCTGTTTGTGAACCGGAGGCTGGCAATCCTATGGGATCCCTCTTAGGCTTAGGCACCTCGCTTGCGTATGAGGCTGCCGTAGCCTGGTTCAATCCCTTTGTGAAACTGAAGTGGCTTTGGTCAATTGACTGTGCCACTACAGAATCACTTAGAGAGGAGTTGATGGAGGAAATTGGGCACTTTCCAGATTATCTTGGCACTAAACTGCTGAGTTTGATACCTGGAGAGTGGGAGAGGAAGAAAGATGGTTCTCTCAGCTTTTTCGGTCGAGCAAAAGACCGCTTTCTCAGGCTGGTTGCAGCCGAAAAACAAATTTTCTTGCCGACGCGCATTTTGCTTAAGCGCGCTTTCACACTTGCATGTATTGTATTTTTACTTTGTACCGTCTTCATTTTTGCATCAGATTCACTTGGATATAAAAGATTCGAATGGGAATTTCCACAACGACACGTGTATCACGTCACTCAATATGGCTGGTTACCGCTGTTCCCACAGTATTCAAACCATGTCATGAACAATCGCGCAGCTTATGCTGCAAAAGGCATTTACACTCTCGAGCATCTCAACTGGAAGGCTTATTACGTTGATTTGAATTTCATACAGAGATTGCTTGGGCAGTTGTACTACTTTTGGTCCTATCAAGAGGAAAGAGTTACGTACATTTTGGTCAAAAGAATGGCGCATTGGTGGCACTTGCCAACTTTCATGTCAGTCGCTTATTTCTTTGTATCATTTTTGTACATGTGGCTTCGTAGGACTCTCGGATTTCAAGCGAGATACCGAGAATTGCAGATGCGAGCTTCAAGCGATAAGGAATTGCAGAAGAGATTGTACGACAAAATTCGTAGAAGTCCCCAGGAATACAACTCTTTGGTGCCGACAGCGGTTGGCGTCTTAGGAGTAATTATGACAGGACTTGCCATTTGGAACATAATCCGATCTCGCCCTGAAGGAGGTATAACTCGCGATGAAAAATCATCTTGGAATTCATTCTTCTCTTTTAGTAGAGAAGTACCCGAGAGCGAGGCCAACAATGGGCTGACGGATGATGATACTGTTGCTCGAGTGAAGAAGAATATTTGCAAGGTTAAAGCAAAAGTCGGCGGGCAAGATGTAGAAGTTGTAGGCACTTTCATCAAAAGTGGACTTCTCATGATGCCCCGACATTTCTTCAAGCCCGACCCCTTCAAAGATGAGCTTCAAGAGCAAACGGATGTTTACATTGATCACCAGAAATTTAAGACGAAGGTGAGAGTGTATTCCGAATCTCTAGTATGTTTACCTGGAAAGGATTGTGTCATTATTCATGTTCCGAAAGCACCAAAGGTCAAGCATGATGTGATTGATCTATTGCCAACTAAAACTGGCTCTGATTGTCACAAGTGCACTCTTGTTCATTTGAGAGAAGATCCTGAGGTCACGAATGCGCGATACGTTGAGAAAGTGGATTGTGGTGGTTATAGTTGCGGTCGTGGTGTTACATACAATTCGAAAAGAACACAAGTCGGATATTGTGGCACACCGGTTGTCCGGAAAGGTGTGATATTAGGATTTCACATCTCTGGAGACCACACTATTTTTGGTGGAAAATTGGGCAATGCCCAAGAGATCATGAAAGAGGACGTGGAAAAATACATTGAGTCCATGGCGGATCACCCAGGATTCATTTCCACGCCTGAAGCAGGGGTTGCTCCTAAGGAGCGATTAGGCTTTTCTTTGATAAAGGGTAAAGGACCACACCCTTTAACGAAAGTTTTTGAAGAATTAGCCGAGTACAATGGTATATGTGTACTAGGGAACAACCCTGATCTCGTGAGATATCGTTCCAAAGTTCGGAAAAGTAGTATCAGTGATACGTTTGCAGAAGTGTCTGGAAAGCGCAACAAATGGAAGGCGCCAGACATGCGGCACCCTTGGGTGCACCACAACCTAGCTCTTAAGCATGTTGCTCAAGGAGCATGGGAAGTGAGACCCTCAGCTCTTAAATGGGCTTACGATGACTACTGCGGCGTGCTGCTGAAAGAAGTTCCGAAATATACCGCCGAGCATCCAGATTATGCTCGGGTCCTTACTGACCTGGAAATGGTCAATGGGATACCTGAATCAATCTATATGAAGATGGTCAATATGAAATCTTCAATTGGACCGGTTGGTAAAGGTTCTGGAAAGAAGGTCGATAGTGACCTGTTCGAAGAAATTGAACGCGGACAGAACAATGAGAAGCGTTTCAAATTGTCTGATGAAGCTCTCAAGTACTTTAATGAGATGGAAGACTTCTTCGAACGCGGTGAAAAATATGGAGTCTGGACACGCACTTGTTTGAAGGATGAAATTGTTGCTGAAGATTCTGAGAAAGTTCGGATCTTCTACATCCTTGAATGCGTGTTTGCCTTGATGGTTCGCAAGTATTACTTGCCCATTGTTGAATTCATCTCGCGAAATCCACTACTGAGTGAGTGTATGGTTGGAATCAACTGCGCGAGTCCCGAATGGGAAGCTGTGATGCAACATGTGCAAGAGCTAGCAACTGACAACATGATGACAGATTGGGATTATTCCAAATACGATTTGAAACGTTCGGCGGACGTAATGATTGCGTCCTTGAACGTGTTCAAGAGAATCGCCAAGGAGTTTGGTTACTCCGAGCGAGATCTCAAGGTTATGGATGGGATAGCCGATGAACTTCGGAACCCAACCATCGATTGGAATGGTACAGTTATCACATGTTTTCTGTGGTCGAGCGGAAATTCGATCACAGTTTATGGCAATTCCATTGAAAATTCACTACACAACCGCATTGCTTTCTTCGAGAATACTCGTTTGCACCCTAGGAGAGAAGAATTTCTCAAAAAGGGTTTCCGAGTGTTTGAGAGGATAATCACTTATGGTGATGATGGGCAGAGTGGGTGTGACCCAAGTGTTCGAGATGTGTGCAACTTTTCAGCTAAATCGCAATACTTTGATCACATTGGAATGAAAATTACTGATGCGGCGAAGAGTAGTGATCCAGCTGATTGTGTTGATAGAGACCTGATCGACTTCCTTAAGAGGAAGAGCGTGTACCACGATGCACTTGGATGCCGGGTTGGAGCCCTGGCAACGGACTCAATCGATAAAATGGCTCACATGGTTCATGGGAAAGGCGAGCTTGACGAGTTGGCTGTGAACGCGATGATCACTATGCTACTCGAAGCTTTCCTTCATGGGCCTGAGGTCTACGAAGAGTACCGCCAAATACTCCGCACTGTTGCAGATAGGCACAATCTGTGGACAGTGTACCTGGACAACAGCTATGCCACCCTAGCTGAAGACTGGGCGAAGAAATTTGATTAGGGGTGGCTAACCGACCTGCCGGATGTCGTAAAAAGCCGGAGGGAGAGATAACTTCCTTCTACGGAGAAGCAAAATCATTTTGTGTATATGGTTACCAGCTCTATCATGTTCGTTGCGTCCCTTGCACCATGAGTAGGTGTTACACGCAGATGGAGTCAGGCTTTGCACGGATTAGAACTTATGCGGGAGATAGCTCAGGCAGGCTGTCTTACCGCTCGTAGTTGCCTACTTCCAATCACAAAATATTTCAGTCCGGCATGGGGGCTGATGGAAACATCTCTTCGGAGACCATGCGCTTTCGCGATAATGTACCAGGCACTATGGATGAGCGTGGCGCTGTATTTGATTCTACACGGGATCTTGCAATGCCACAAGATGCAACTCTTGGTGAATGGTTTTCCCGTCCAATCCAAATCGCGGATTTTACTTGGGACGTTGATGATTCTATTTTCCAACGTTTCAATCCTTGGACACTCTTTTGGGAGAATGCTCGGAATACGGAAAAGATTTCGAACTATCATCTCCTGCGTGCGAAGTTACATGTTAAGATTCTCATCAACGGGAACGCGTTCTATTATGGACGAGCTCTCGCAGCGTATGAGCCTCTTAGTCCTCTGGATAACACGAGCCCTAAACGGACGTGGGTTCCGGAGGATTTCATTAGAGGCACACAGCGTATGCATGTCTTTATTAATCCCACATTTTCAACAGGAGGCTCTCTCGAACTCCCATTTTTCTGGAACAAGAATAATTGGGTCGTTGGAGCCAATGATTGGAGAAATATGGGTGAGGTCGTTATTGCATCCCTCAACGATCTCAAGCACGCTAATGGCGGGACAGACCCGCTTAACATCTCGGTCCTTGCGTGGGCCGAAGATGTTAAGTTCGCAATCCCAACACGGTCGAGACCGGCCCCGCCAGTCGTTACGACGACGACACGGTCAATCCCAGAGGCTGGAGTGCCTTCTGGGGACGAGCACGAGAAAGATGTCATCTCTCGCCCCGCTTCTAACGTGGCTCGAGTTGCAGGAGCATTATCTGATGTCCCTGTTATCGGAAGTTACGCCAAGGCAACACAGATGGGCGCGACGATGGTTGCAAAGACAGCAAAGATGTTTGGGCTGTCGGCGCCGAATGATCTCCATTATTCGCTCCTTGAGCCTCGTGCGAAACATTCTTTGGCGGTTACGGATACTAGTCAATCAGCAAACAAGCTTACAGTTGATAGTAAACAAGAGATTACAATCGATCCCGTCACAACCGGAATCAGGGGAACCGACGAGTTACCCATTGGATCCATTGCAGGTAGAGAATCCTATCTCACCACCTTCACTTGGCCCGTCACGGATGGACCTGGAACCCATTTATGGAATTCCAGAGTTGATCCAGGTCTCAAGGGAAGGAATGGAGCAGAGTGGCATTTCCCAGCCTGTGCATTCGCTGCACTTCCATTTCAATATTGGAGAGGCAGTATGCGATTCCGTTTCCAGGTTGTGGCGTCAGAATACCACAAGGGGCGTCTGCGGATTTCTTATGACCCTCGTACTGGTTCGTCTAACGGCGAGTTTAATACTCAGTATACTACAATACATGACATTGCTGAAACTAAAGACTTCACCATAGATGTTGGATGGGGTCAGAATGTTCCTTACAGAGAAAGCTTAGGATGGTACTCTTCTTCAGAGTACGGTACCACTCCCTTGGGGTTGAACCTTAACCAAGGGAATGGCGTCCTGTGCGTCAATATTTTGAACAAACTGTCTGCACCAGCAACAGCCACTGAGGATATTCAGATCAATGTGTTCATATCCATGTTGGATGATTTCGAAGTCGCCGCACCTGACGACAAGATTTCATACTTCAAGGTGCGACCACCTGTTTCACCTGCTCTTCAGAGTGAGGAGGCAGAGAATGGAAGCACCTATTCTTCTTTCATGAGTACTTTGCAATTGAAGAAGAAGAGTATGCCAGAGGCCGGTATACCAGAGGATGACACAGACGATCAGCAGGCTCCAATCACAGATCCTCCTGCTATTGATACTATGGCTGACACTCAAATTGATGTGCCTTTAACTACTAAGGTCTTCATGGGTGAAGTTATTGGCTCATTTCGCACTCTTCTCAAAAGAGGCTATCTTTCGGAAACAAGAATAGTCTCTGAACCTAAGTCCGGAGCCATCTTCCGGATGTCGAGATCATCATTTCCAACATTTGGAGGGTTTATCACTGGACAAAGCCCTGCTACTGGATCGATGTTATCGACATTCGCAGACGGACGTTACTATAATGCCAGCACGACTACCTTGATGAATTACTTAGGTAGAGCCTTTCTGGGTTGGAGAGGCTCGACGCGCTGGACTGTAGATACTAGCTCCATTAATCATGTTGGGGGACAAGATGTATGGACTAGTATTGGGTTCAAGTTGTCGAGGAACAATGAGTACTCCCTGTCACAATTCATTGCAGAGATTGATACAATCCTGCTAACCAACGTTCCACAATATTTCAATGGAGTGGAGCGTGGTATGGATACTCGCGGAGTGTATCTTGGGTCTACGAAAGTTAACCCTATACAAACCGTTGAGGTTCCATACCTGCTGATTGACAGGTTTACTTATACGTTTCGAGATGAAAATTACGAGAATCCCACCCCTGGACCGGGATGGGACTTTAGTGCATTGATACCGTCTTCTGGCTCGGCCACTGAATTCAGCTTCCTGCGATTTTACGTGTCTGCAGGAGAGGACTTCAATTTGTTTTTCTTCAATGGTTTACCACCAGTTTACTATGAAGATGACTATGCCTTAGACGGTTCATCATAAACAACTCACCTGAAGGATTAAAAACCCTATCCTTCAGTCATAAATATTGGTAGGCTGAGAAATTCTCTCTAAATTGTTTGGAGGGATCTAAGATCTTAAACTTAGACGCCTTTTCTCATGGTCCC